TCGTTCATGAACTTCTGGGTGTCCGACGAGATCTCTACCGGCCCCGACGGATAGACGCGGTGCGTTTCGACCATGCAGTTGCCCATCACGTAGGGTCGATAGTCGAGGCCGAACACGTCTTCGATCGGCACCGGGTCGCTCAGTTGCAGCGTCGTACCGAGCGTTTCGAACACGTAGTCGAGTCCATCGCGACGGAAGATGTTGCGGTGGACCCAGACGATGCGGTTGTGCTGCCCCTGCTGCACCTGCGAGTAGCGGTCGAGGCGCACGTTCTCGCGAGCCTGGCGCAGCACCTGCGCGGTGTTGCTGACGTCGGTCGCGCCGGCCATCAGTTCTTGAGTAGTGAATTCCCGCAGATAAGGCACCTGCGACCCGTAGCTGCGCGCGTTCTTGATGTGGTCGGCCAGTTCCTCGACGAACCACGGGATCTGCTCGATCAGGTACGGGCTGGAGTTGATCGGATCGACCCAGTCGCACGATGGGTGGACGCGCACGTTTTCGATCGGGATGATGCGGATCCACGGGGTGTCCTTTCGGACCTTTGGCGTTTCGCGGCTGTTGCCGGTCGGCAATCCATCCTCGCCGATCTCGTCCTCGATGATCTTGGTTTCCTGATAGCGCCACTCCTGACAGGAGATCACCGCGCCGGTCGACAGAGCGTCGAACCACGCGCCTAGCGCCGTCTTGAACCACGGCATCGAATGCTTCAGCCGGTGATTGAGCAGCGCCGTGTGGACCTTTGCCGCCAACGACTGCGCTTCGTCGGACTCGTCGAGCGGCTCGCAGTTCACAACTTCCATTGTGGAAAAGTACGCCAGCGCGCACGCGGCCTCCTGGCGGCGCAGCATGCTGCGCGTCTTCGGACGGAAGAACTTCGACCGCTTGTCGTAGTCCGCGGAGTAGTACTTTGATCCACCGGCGTGGCGACTGTACGTGTGTGCAAGCGCGTCCTCGATGCGACGGCGCACAGAGATGTCGAACCAGTTCTGGGAGGTGTTGAAGTTCTCGCGCGCTACGGCGAGCCAGTCCGGGCCACTCTTGTCATCGTCGCCAGGGTCGCCCTCGAGAGGAACCGGGTTGCGCACGAAGTCCTGCGACACGCCCTTGACCGCGCTCGTTTGCTGCGGAGCGCCGTTGCCGGTCGACAGGTTGCTCATGACCTTGGACCCCGGCTGTCCCTCCATCGGGACACCGTTCCTGCTGTAGTCGTCGCGGTTGCTCGCCATGCCAGATCCCCGTCAGATACGAACCAGCGTGCGACCTTGCGAGTCGACGAATGCATTGCCAGACGCGATCGCTTCGGCAATGCGGCGCTTCTTGAGTTCTTTGCGCGCGGCTGCGTGCTCCAGGTCATTGATGATGGGGATGGTGTCTCCCCTCACGTCCTTTGGCAGTCTGGCCCAGACGTCGACATCGAATTTGCCGCGCGGATGGCCGAACCGCTCGAGCAACTCTCCGCCGGCAGTGATGAATCGCATGCGCGTGATGTCGTGCTCGACCTCGTCGGCGCGAATCGTGTAGCCCCACACGCTGTGGAAGCAGTGATTGAAGATGTTGAACATGCGACCGAATTCGTTGATCTGGATCGCCCACATGTGGCCGGGATAGGACATGGTCAGATACTTCATCCCTTCCTTGGCTACGATCACGAGCGAGGCATGATTGTCGAAGTCGTTCGGGTTGTGGATCTCGCCCTCGGGTTCGCCGACGCCGTCTGGGCGTGGGGAACGGTTCCACTTGAGCTCGGGGAAGCTCATGGCACGATCCCGACGATGAACCAAGAGATCGTGCTGGTATCGAGCGCGTTGTCGCTGTTGATCACGAACGAAGAGCTATTCACGATCGTGCCGATCGACAGATTTCCAAGCGTTCCTCCCGCCACCCTTCGCGTCAGGAAGATTTCCGTAAGCGTGCCGTGCGCTCTGCTTGTCGCAACCGTGACAGTTCCGCCAACCAGTACTGCTTGACCCATCGCCGCGTCCGTGCCTTCCTTGAGGAAAATTCCATTCCCTTCCGTTGGGAATTTCAGATCTCCGATGAACGAGAACGTCGTTCCTCGGAATGTGATCGTGGTCGAAGTGATCTTGACTGCGGCTAACGATGTCAGCCCCACGCCCAAATGCAACGCTTTCGACAACGACGCCGCGTAAACGTATGCATCGCCTGCATTTGATCCGTCCGGCGCGGTAGTGTCGCCGTCGCCTACTGCAGCGAACTGCCCGACAAGAGCTCCGTTATCGAATCTCCTTACCAAAAACGCGCCCGGTTGATCCGCAGATACCCCCTTCGCGTAAAAGTACGATCCTGTTTGCGTGTCGGTGAACGTGTTGGCCGACAACTTTGCGACGTTCGACATCGGCGTCACACCGCCTACGATCGTGGTCCCAATCAGTTGAGAATTTGAGTTGTTGAATGGCACCCCGCCAGCGCCGCCGAAGCGGAACGTGACGTCGCTGTTCGTGACGTCGACGCCTACCAGTCGGTAGTTGACGACTGCCGCCACATTGGTCAGGTCCATGAACTTAGCCATCGTCAGTTCCTGATGTAGTAAACGGTGGGGTCGGCGCTGGTGTAGTACACATCAGCTTCGTCAGCGCTCGGGTGATACGCGCCTGCTGGGACCGGCGGCGGGGTCGGCGCGGGAGTGCCTGGATTCTGGTTCTCGAGGAACACGCGCCCGTTCGGGAAAATGTATACTTCTGCCGGCGCGCGGTAGGCCGGATCGATGCTTGCGACAAGCGTCCGCATGTCGATTCTTTTGGATCGGACAGGCGGTGTTGATGGGACGAATGTCACTGCAACTCCCCGTTGAAATTTTAACCCGCGCGACGTGCGCCTTATACCACATCCGGCTCTAACTGGAGTTCCTCGTCCTGCATTTTCACCGGCACGGCCATCGTGAAGGTGACCGCGAGCGCGTCGCCATCGTCCGGACTCAATCCGCCGCGCGCGGCAATCTCCTGCTTGCTTTCCAGTTTCAGGCGCTCGGTGCGCCGATCGTATCCGTATCCGGGGCATTCCAGCGACGTGCGTAGCTCATTGTCCTCGGGCAGGACAGCCTCGTCGCGGATCCAGTCGCGCATGCGAGACCAGATCTCCGCGCGCCGGTTGACGAACTTCTTGAACAGGTCGGCCTTCGCTCCGAACTGGACCTCGATCACGATGTGGCCCAACTGACGCAGCCGGTCGATCACGCCTGCGCCGTAGCCGCCGGATCCATCGACGAACACGATGTCTGGCGAGTGTTCCCGTATCGCCTGCGACACCATGCTCGCCACCCGCATCGAGTCGGGGATCCGCCAACGGTAGACCGTCGGCAGCAGGTAGCGGCCCTTGCGCATCCGGATGACCGTCTGGTCCTCGCCCTGGCGCGCGACGTCGACACCCATCAGCAGCGGCACGCTGCGCGGGATGCTCAACGGGTCGAAGGTCCTGCCGCGCTCGATGGCGGCAGTGATCAGGCCTGCGGCGATGAATGACAGGCTACCGTGCAGCGGAAACAGGCCCAGCACGCGCACTCGCACGTAGTCCGAGTCGATGCCCCAGTCCTCGATCCACTGCTGCAGGAGGTCCTTGTTCGCCTTGCGCGAGTCGCGGGAGTCGACATGCATGGTCGTCCAGCGGTGCGCGTGCGAGCCGAAGCACTCGGCGAACCGGCCATCGGCCTGCGTCGGGTTGCCAAACGCCAGCAGGATGCCTCGGGTCGTGAACGCGCCCTCGGAAACGTCCCAGATCGGGTCGGCAATGGTCGACGCCTCGTCGAACTGGAACATGACGATGTCTTCATGCACGCCGGCGAACGACTGCGCGTTGTGCTCCGACCACGCCATCGCCTCGGCGTACCACGTTTCCGGCTTCCACTTGCAGGTGTATTTCGTCTGCGTCCATTCGAACTGCCACTTGTTCGCCGAGTACTCGTGCCACTTCGCGACCTCGCGCCAGGTGCCCGACTTCAGCTGCGGCATCGTGCCGGCGGTCGTTCGCGCCTTGTTGCGGATGAAGCAGGTCTGGAACCAGTGCGTGATCCACGCCATCAGCGTCGACTTGCCCGACCCGTGGCCGCTGGCGATCGCGATGCGGATGGTCTGCACATTGGCGCGCAGCTGCTTGCCGATCTCGTCGAGAACGACGGCCTGCCAGATGTCGGGACCTTCCTCGCCCTCAAGGGCGGTGCCGGGCATGCCCCACGGGTACACCGCGAGGACGAAGCCCAGAGGGTCCTGCTGGAACTGGCCGCAGAATTCGTACCAGGCGGCGAACTCCGACTCGTTGCGCGGCTCGGGCCAGTAGCTCATTGCGCTGGCGGCTCCGGCGCCGGCAGCGCGAGCATCTCCTGCGCCTTGGCCGACCGCTGGATCTGTCCGGCGGTCTTGCTGCTCACCAACTCGGCGCGGAGCGCGTCGGCGCGCTTGAGGGCCTTGCTCTGCGCCGCGGTGATCACGTTGATGATCGTTTCGGACTTCATCAGCGTCAGGGTGGTCGGCTGCACTAGTTGCTGGATGCGCGCGAGCAACTCGAGCGCCTGGTGCTTCGGCTCCAGTTCGATCTCGCGCTTGACCAGGTTGCCTTCCTTGTCGAAGGACTCGCGGAACTTGCGGATCAGCCTCCGCTTCTCCGGCGGCAGGGTTTTCCGGATGTCGTCGAGCGTCATGAAACCGCCGCGCACCTTGCCGGTGTCCTTGCCGTCGGCATCGAGGACCGGGCTCATATCGACGAAGTCGGTCAGGTCCGCCTCGATCGTCTGGATCAACCGGCGCAGCGCGAAGGCGCGCTCGACGCCGGCAGCAATCAGGGCCGGCGGTGCCAGTCGCTGGATCAGTTTGCCCACTTCCGGTTTCGTGAGCATGTTTGCGCCGCGCGCGTGATGGTACGCTTTCAGTTCGGCGCCGGGGTCGTACACGTCACGGTACGCCACCCCGACGTCGACTGTTTCGAGCACAGTCTTTGCGAAGGCCCACTCACGCAGTTGCGTCTGCGTGGTGGGATCTTCCAGTTGGAGATCAAGCAGTGCTGTTGTTTCTTCAGAGGCCACCGAACGTCCTCCACACCTCGATCATGTACACCGACAACTCGCGCCGCTGCGACGGCGTGAGCTCAGGCAAACCGCCGTCGTAGCCGTAGCTGACGTCGGTGTCTCCGGGCGAGATTCCGATGATCCCGCGATTGGCGTACATCTCGGTGCCATCGTCGAAGACAATCTTGTCGCGCTCGGCGTCGATCCGCACGTCAGCGTCCAAGCACCTGCAGCACTTCGCGCACGTTCAACAGGAACGCCAGCAACCCGCAGGCGAACATGATCTCGCCAATGCGGACCAGTTTCGGATTGGCCGACAGTGCGAACATCAGCACGCCCACCAGTGCGACCAACAGACTTAATGCGATGATCATGGCTGTCTCCTACCGCGCCGCGTCGTCGATCTGCTGCTCGAGCGCCTTGACGCGCGCGTCGAGTTCGGCCCACTCAGCATCGGTGGGGACGTGGCCGCTCGCGGCCCACTCGTCGGCCTGCGCCTTCTGCAGGGTGAACTGGTTGAACAGGGCCGTGCCCGCCGGAACGATGGTGAGCGCCTGGGTGAGGATCGAGATGAGTGTGGCTAACGCTGCCATGGGATTCTCCTACTTGACCGCGAGCGCGGCGGTGATGGCCGTCAGGGCCAGGACAGCCTGGTTCGCCGCCGTGACAACAGCTTGCGAAGCAGACGCGTTGAACTCCGGGTCGCGCACGGCGTTCTCCGCAGCTTGGATCGAAGGACTGGCGACGTCCTTGGCCTGCTTGAGTTTAACCTTGACCGCGTGCGTCGAACAAATAGCCTTCACGCCGGGCACGCAATCGGGCAGGTTGTCGTAAGCGACAGCGATCTCGAGCGCGAGCGCGTAATGCTGCTTGATCTGGAACACCGTCGCCTGCGGGTTGCCGGTCGGTGTCGTTGCGCAGCCGACGACGAGCGCGGCGCAGAGTGCGATTACAGCGAACAGTCTCATCTTCACGGTATTACTCCTTCGGGTTCGGCCACAATTGGCCGGGGTTAAAGTGGGGCCTGCACGACGGAAGAGTGCTTCAGCATTGCCGTGCGCGCGGCCACAATCGATTCGTTCGTGCGCTCGCTGTTGGCGACGACGTAGGCGTCTTCTACAGCGTAGCCGTAGCGTCGCGCACGCTGGCACGCGGGAGACTCCACATGGCACTGCGCTTTCTCCACCTCGCGCGCAGCACGGTAGCCTTTCATGATCGCAGAGATCTGCACCTGAGCATCCGGCGCGGTCGGCGGGTCGGCGCAACCAGAGCACGCCAGCACCGCGACTATTAGCCAGGGGCGAATCATGGCTTGGAATACTTCAGAACAGCGGCGCCCTTCTCGGCGTCGTTCATCGCATCCCATTCCTCTTGCGTGACTTCGATCGGGCGAACCAGCGGCTTGATCGCGGGTTGATCCGGCTGAGAATGGACCGCGGGCGCGGCCTGTCCTGTCGTCGTCGTTGTCGTCGTTCCAGCAATCGCAGCGGCGGTAGACGCCAGTTTGTCTTGCGTGACCGCTTGCTGCGCGATGATTTCGCCCTGGCGCTTGCTCGCGGAACTGGATCCGTAGTACCAGCCGACCACCATTCCGACCTGCGTGCTGACAACGCCGATCACCTGCGCCAGCGTCGTTTGGTTTGCGTCTGGGATAGCCAGGAAAACCAGCGCGTAGGCTATGAACCATAGCAACCCGACCACCATCACGGCGATGATCGCGCCCGCGATGTTGATGAACCAGTTGCTGTTGCTCACACCGGCTTGGTCGCTCACGCCGGCGCCGCCTTCATTGTATACTTTTGCAACGCGTCGAAGTACGCGTCGGCCAGCGCCTCCATCTTGTTCTCGTGCTGCCCGTACCCGGCCCCCGGCAGCGACGCCCACGTCTTCGCGCACATGTGGAACGCGTTGCGCACGTCGCCAGCGATCACATGCGGCAACGCTTTGCACTGACGGATCAACTCGATGCACCCACGGTCCTGATTGGCCGGCGTGATATCCGGCAAGTGGAGCCCTTCCCACGTCCGGTAGATGAACTGGTAGCGCCCGAATGCACTGGACTTGATGCCGAGATTCGGCAGTTCGACCAGGACGTGCGGGTGCTTGGAGTAATCGTCGATCAGGTGCGGGTGGGCCGCAGTGGATCCCACCAGCACGTTGTAGCCATCGTCGCTGGCCGCGAGCAGCGGCTTGCCGATCTCCGACACGGCAATCGCATCGAGGAACGCCAGCACACGCTCCCCACCCGCCTCCTTGGCCGAGATGCGCGCCATGGCTCTAGCTCAACACGATGGCAGTGATGACTCCCGCGACGACCGTCGGCGTGATCTTCGTTGCGTACACGCCCGTCACCGGAACAACGATGTCGACACCGCTGACCACGCCGGCCACCGTCGAGGCCAGCTTGACGTCCGCCAGCACGCCAGCGGACACCTCGGCAGTGTGCGTGCCGGTCACCGTCGTGCCCGCCGAGTTCTTCACCACCACCGTGTCGCCGTTGGCGAGCATCGTCCCGGTCGACGGAATTCGGATGTCGACCAGCGCGCCGTTCGCGACCTGGACCACGCCATCGACCGCGGCGCCGCCAGCGCTGCTGCGCACCGGAACCGTGTCTCCGCTCGACAGTTTGCCAGTTGTGTAGTTCATGGTCCTCTCCCGATCATTGGAAAATCAACTCTCACTCAGGATGCTGCGAGCTTCCTTCTTGATCCACCGGAAAACCTCGAGGTCCTCCGGTTCCTTGATCACTACGTGACCACTTTCTAAGATAGCGAGCAACACTTTCAGGCATCGCTTCACTCGAGCGGAAGCGTGCCCTCTTTCCTTTTCGAACGTCTGGATCATTTTCTTGAGATCGTTCGTGATCTCGGAGAATGCACTCGACTTTTTTTCGAGCGGCAGGCGAGAGATCAGATAGAGTTTCCCTTCGATCTCGGTGATTTGCTTCTTGCTCAATTCCGTCATTCTCGGTCACCACCCGCCAGTGATGATCGTAGTTGTATTCCCCCGTGGAGCGGCCATAGGTCATTTCGCGCCCGACGTTTTTCCGCAAGGGTTGTCAGCGTACAACTGCTTCAGCACGGCGATGTCGATGAAACCGGCCTGCAGCGCGTGAACGAACGTGAGGATCAACCCGGCCAGGACGTAACCTGCGCCAGCATGCCACCAGGGGTGCTTGACGGGGGGCATCAGCCCACTCCCGCGTCGACATGCTCGTCGCGATTGCGCGAGCGAATCAAAACCAACTTTCCAGGCGGGGAGTCGAGCTCCCACTCACGTCGGGATGGACTCCATCTGCCGGCAACAAATCCCAGTCCGAATGTCACGATGACGGCCAGAATGCCGACAGCGACGATCGTTTCCATGGGATTTGCCCCCGCCTGAGTTGATGGATGCTACTCAGGCGAGGGCCGGTACGTCAATGCTTACCCGAATTCAACCGCCAATCGGTTGCGGCGGCGACGTCGCAATCGCGTACGGCGTGCGGTTGTAATTGTCCTTCGTCTGCGCCGCGATCAGCGCCTTGAACTGGTCCAGCGTCGTGCCGTAAAGCAGCGTCAGCGTGTTCGGCAAAATGCCGATCGGCTCGAGGTTGCCATTCGCCATCTTCTCGCCGTAGCGCTGGCCCTGCCAGATCGGAGCGTTGAACGGGTGGTTCTGCGGGAACGCGTTGCTCTGCGCAGCCTGCACCTGGTGCGGATCCGTGATCCCGAACACCGCCAGCGTCGCATCCCACACGTACAACCGACAGTAGTCCGCCGGCCAGCCCAGCTCCGCGCCCTTGTCGTCCACGAACGCAAACCGACACGCCGTGTCTTCATCCGGCGCCGTCACGTACCAGCCCGGCAAACCCGCCGTCGGCGGCACGAGCGCAGCTGCCGGCGCAAATGTCGACCCGTCGAAAGGCGGCGCAGGCTGAGGCGGCAATCCACCCAGAGCCGACTCGTTGATCTGCTCCTCGACCGGCTGCTCCTCGGCGTGCTTGTCGTGACCCTTACCGTGACCCTTACCGTGATCTTTGCTCATCCGAACTCTCCCGTGGGGTGGTGGTTGTGCGCCAATGCGCGCACGGATTCTGCGCGCCATCTGTGACACGCGCAACCATCCGCCGCGTCTCGTCGGCCACCAGCGTCGATTTGCCTAGTCGATGTCCAGCAGCCACGAACTCCCGCTGCGTCCAAGCCTGCACCGAGTTCAGCGGCGTGCTGAACGCAATCGATTCCGGTAACGGGGCAGACCCGATCTCTGATAGCGAACCGATCGACCACCCGTGCCTCGCCGCCCGTGCCGCGCGCAGCCCAACCAGCGCCGCGCACGCGCCAACAACCGCACCTAGAAACCCGCGCCGCTTCACTTCGTCATCCCAAACCACGGCGAACAAAGCGTCGAGGAGTCGCACGTCGACACACTCAGGTCGTACGGGTTCTTCGGCAGGCTTCCCATCGGCAGGAAGTTGATGAAGTACGTCCCGCCCGGCGCCAGCGTGCAGTTGCCCACGAGCGGCGCCGCGGCGACCGTCGCGTGCAGCCCGCTGGCCGACGCGTTCTTGTTCATCCGGCAGTTCGGAACCGCCTGCGTCCCCTCCTGGCCGAAGTCGCCCGGACAGGTGCTGATCACGATCGATGCGTTCGAATTGA